CAACATATTGATAATTTGGCTTCTTAACAGAAATCTGTTGTGCTGCCGCTTCAATCAATGATACATGAATGTTATCGGATGTCATTCCATCGAAAAATGACAAGTGTGCATTCATTGCAACTTCTTCGAACGAAACATTTTTAATTCCTTCGGTTGCCCACTGTAACACCTTATTGATCTTATCCGCACTGAACTTCTCCAATGCGCCTCCTCTTTTTTTAATAAAGATTTCTTTGTTCATATAGACAAAAATAACTATGGTTTTGTATTTGTAAATTCCATCAGTTGATGTTCATTTTGATAAATTTTTTTGACGTTTTTTGACCATACCATACTATCAATCTTGGTCGTCGTCACTGATATGAGCATTCCATTTATTGCTCAATGCCTTCTTTACAAGGTTCTCACTATCACCCATTTCATTGAGAATTGCCACACCATCCTTGGAATTTTCAGCATAAATCTGAATATCACCACATCCAGCGTTCATTCGACTTGGGAATGTCAATCCATCAGGTCCAAAACGGTTCTTAATGATATGAAAGCGTGCAGTATTCGCTACTTTATCGGTAACTTTACGGCTAAGTGACATAACAAAATCAGCTGTCATGATCTTTCGATACGAATCTGAGATGTTATTTGCCTGAATAATGTCTTCATCCATGGCAGCACGGTTACTTTGTGAAGCACTCCAAATAGGAACCTGAAGTTCACCAGCAATACTACGAAGTTCTTCATAGATACCACCCGCTTCACTATAACTATTGCTATTACGTTCACTTTGATATGGACGTAGAATGTCAGCGTAATCGACAACAATCATGTCAATCTTATTTCCCAACATAACAATACGTTCCACATGCATCTTCAAATGAAGGGCACTAACAGTCTTAATAGGAAAGTATTTGATGAACAACTTGCCAGGAACCTGTTCAATCTTCTTACGAACGATATCAACGTTATTACGAATGTTCTGGAAATCAATTCCGGTAAAACAACTGTCATAACGAAGACCCACATAGTTTTCATTCAACTCAAGAGTAAAATGAACCACATTTTTTCCTTGTTTCATCGCCTCAGCACCAAGTTTAGCAAGAACCCAACTCTTACCACTACCGGCACACGCTGTAATAATACCCAATTCTCCAGAAGCCAATCCACCATCCATAATGGTATCAATTTCACTCCAATTGGTCTTGACCGTATTACGTGCCATAACACTCATACGTTTGTCAATTTCAGTCATATAATCATGACCGATGTTACGTTCCATACCCGCCTTCATTGCACTGTCAACTAGTGCCTTAACCTGTTCGTAATTACCAGTCTTCAAATGTTCAACGCTGTCAATAATAGCGTTCTTGAGTTTTTGACTCTTACAGAACTCCAAATACTGTTCCTTAACGAACTTAAGATCACTATCAGTAATCTTTTGATATACGTTTCGTAGTTGTGAAACGATTGCATCCTTGAGTATTGCATTCTCAATACTATCTACTTTAACTTTAAACACATTTAGTGTAGGCAAATCTTTATACTGCATAAAGTATGCAACAGTTTGTTTTACAATCCACTGATGTGCGTCAGACTCAAATGACGTTGGGTCAATGATATCTGACAATCTTTCCATAAAAGACTTATCGCTAAGAATTCCCGAAATACATTTGATCTGAAACTCAAATCCAAACTTCTTCAAATTGTCGATTACATGGTTTTCACTCATAATTAATATTCTATTACATGGACCAGTATAGGTCATGTATTCCATTTCGTATAGTTATTTTAACTTTTATCTCACCAGCGTGGTCAACTTACCAAAACACTCATTAAGCCAGATTTGATAATTGGGAATGTTATTCCACATTTTATCTTCGGTAACCAGCTTTGAAAAACCAACTCTGTCAAGTTTCTTAACAGGTTGATCTAGTATTTCATTAATACGGAGTTGTGAGAAACTTTGAACGTCCGTATCTTTCAACTGCATCAATGTATAATTCCGTTCGACAATATCTTTATTGTCCAAAATGGTTCTATACAGTTTGTATTTACTGTGATGATTTTCACAGTAATTATAAATCTCATTCAAATCTACATCTCTACTTTCGGCAAAAAACGGAAAACACTTGATAATGGTTTTTAACCCAGCACCTTGTATACCGTCGATGTTATCAGACACATCACCCTCCAAAACTCTGTACCAAATGATGTTCTGGCAACTAACGCCATACTCATTCAGAATTTCGGCACAACCATACAACTTCTTTTTGGTCGGACTCCATATCTTGATCTTCTCGTTAGACAACTGTAGGAAATCTTTATCAGCACTCATAATGCTGACATTGCTATCTTTATAATATTGTTGAGCAACATAAGCAATCGTATCGTCCGCTTCAATGTAATCAATTGCCATAGTTGAAATTGGCAAACAATCTAAATAGTGAATAGAACGCATTAGTTGCGCTTTCATATTCTTTTCTTCCAAATCACTTGTTGAAAGTTCTGAATATGCTCGATTCAAACGAATCTTGGTGTGTCTTTTATCTTTGTATGGTGGATAAATCTTACGACGTTTCATACTACCACCGTTACCATCAAAAATAATGACACAACGAGTGGGATTAAGCAATTTGATTGCATAACCCACACTCTTTAAAAACCCAGCAATGCCACCTGTGTGAAGACCATCTTCGTTCATAGATGGCATTACTGAGTATGCTCTTATAAATGTATTGACGCTAGAGGCCGTCAACCAACAGAACATTGCTATTCAAACTTGTATTAAGTTCTGTTGTGACGGCCTCTCCTTTCATGTTATCAAAAAGAGAAAATAATCTCTTTTTTTCGTTATTGTTTAAACTATCCATTTAATATTTTATTTATTCTTCTCCGCCAACTTCTTCTGCATCTTCGGACGAGTCAACTTCCACATCCTCACGGATTTCGCCATCGGGTGACTTATACTTCATGATGGTTACCTCAGCAATCTTCTGATACAACTCTTCACGGAGTTCTGCATCAGCCTTCATGTCCTTGGCAAACGTCTTGGTATCAATCTTGACAGTTTCACCACTATTTTTGGTGTAATTGTAAGGTGATTTTGCTCCCGTAATGATTGAGTGTTTCTTCAACACTTCAATCCAGTTGCCATAATTATCAATACCACTATCAAAGAATATGCTAAAGTCAGCAAATCTCATAGGTGGTCCCATACGATTCTTAACAACAACCGCACGTGTCTTGACACCAATATGTGCAGGCTCACCATTCTGAGTAACCTTTAGTGCTCCCATGCCCTTCAAACGAAGACGAACACTAGCATGATACTGAATAGCCTTACCACCGCTGGTGATATACTTGTCTCCAAACATTGCTGCCTGAAGATTCACACGTAGTTGATTTGTAAAGATCAATGCAATACGTTGTTTACCAATCATGTCATTAATCTTACGCATTGCCTTGGAAATAATGATAGCCTTTCCAGTAGCAAATCCGTCCTTACCGTGATCAGCTTCCAATTCTGCCTTTGTAGAAGCTGCAGCGACACTATCAACAACAATGGTTACCAAACGGTCTCGGTTTGACTTACGAACATTCGCAATCAAGGTTTCAATCTTTTCAAAGATATCTTCCACGGTATTTGCCGTGACATACAACATCTTTGGAACATCAACTCCGATTGCTGCCAAAAAGTCCTGTGAAACAGATAGTTCAGTATCAATGAACACTGCGAGTCCACCTTTCTTTTGAGTTTCAGCAAGCAAATGTGCAGCCAACAAACTCTTACCAGACGCTTCAAGTCCAGTAACCTCTGTGATACGTCCAACCGGAATACCAGCATGTGGACGATTTGAAATTGCAAGATCCAAGATATCGCAACCTGTACTGATCCAGTCTGTAATTGTCGATGGATCTTCCTTTTGGTCCAAGAAAAACGCACACTTACCCGCGTCCTTATTGGCTTTGTTTAGAACATCAGCAAGAGATTCAACTAGTTCATCTCTCTGCGATGTGACTTCATGTGTAACATGAGTCGTTCCCTTTTTCTTTTTTGGTGTATCTTCTGCCATAACTTTTATTGAAATGAAAAAGGAGAGGTGGCAGTTTACCCACCACCTCTCCTATTATTGTTTTTTAACTATTGAACAAATTGTCAAACGCCTTGGTGAGGTCGTCTGTATTTGACTTTGCGACACTAGCAGTTGGTGACTTACTAGTTGCCTTAGGAGCAGCAGCTTGTGCAGCTGCGGCAGCAACTGGCTGAGTATCATCGTCATCAACCACGGCGTTTGAAACGGCATCAGCTGGAGCGGACTCAGGGTTCAACCAAGAGGTCATAACCTCCTTAAGTTCCTCGTACTTAGGTTCGGGGAACAAATCAAGAATGTCAATCTGATTCTTGATGGAATAGATTAGCTGAGAATCTTTAGGATCAACAGCTGGTGTAGAGTTAGGCTTCACACGAATTGAGGTTTCAGGATAGTTCTTGCCACTTTCCTCGGCGGTACGGAACTCAACCACGATATCTCGTCCGGAGGCGAGATCCGTAATATCACCGTAATCAGGATCGGCCATAACCGAGAGGATTTCCTGATACACTTGCTTTCCGAATCCCCAGAACTTCACACCCTCATGCTCTTCACCACGAACGATGACAGGAGCGAAAGTACGCATCTTGGGTTCCATCTTGCGACCAGTCTGCCAATCTTCCTTGGATCCGGTCTTCTTGAGTCTATTGCTAAACTCAACGATAGGATCGGGACGATTGAAACTATCCGGAGATAGATAGGTCTTGTTGTTGATGCCGTAATGGAACTTGAGTTCAATAAACGGAGTATCGGGTTGGAACTTATAAGGAACAATACGAATTGTTTGCTTACCAGGCTTCGGCTTCCAAATAACTTGGGTTTTGGAGTTTGTGTTTGAAAGAGAGTTCAAACGGCTCTTAATCTTGGACAAGTCAATTGCCATAATTATTTATTTATTAATTGTTAAGTAGTAATTAGCTAATTTGTATATATCCACTCGGATACACACACGTATAACTAATTCTGGTATAACTATAGTACCGTTCGCTCAAAATTTCAACTTATTATATTGAAAATTTTGAGGGGGATTATTTTAACGGAGATCTCATTTGTTATAATCAATGAGTTGTTATAATACTCCCAATTTAGTTGATACGTTTTATCAAAAACGCCATTATTTTCCTCAGAAATGAGTTTGTTCATGGCGTTTAAAGTATACAAAGTATTTGTTTGTTTTTTACGATGTATAGAAATAGTATTAGGCAGCTTTTTACGATCTGCCTCTATGTTAAGTATATTGTAAGTTAGATACAATTCACTGTTGTTCTTTTCATTGTGAAATACAAAAATCTTGTTATTTGATAATGTATAAAACGATTTAATCTGTTCCAATAGTAGTTTATACTCAGTTGGTATAGAAAATGTACAAAGCAATTGTGTATCTTTCATCTTACCGATAATATTGTTGTTTTGTGGTTGTCAACGTTGTACCACTGGTGTCCCACAAGTCGTCCATCAGAATCATACCACCGTTTCTGATGACACACCCAATTATTGGTGACAGCTTCTTCCAACGTAAATTCCGTTGTTAAGATTTTTTCGATTTCCGATGAGTCTTTTTCTTTTTGATCGGGGGTTCTTGTGGCAATATCGTCACTTGAGGTTCCGATTTGGGTTCCACTTGTGGGTGAGTCTTGCCCTTGAACTTGTTGAATAGGTTGTTGAGCACCTGGCTCAATTTGGATAGGTTTTTCATTAGGAGATGTTGGTTCTTGTACTGGTTGTGCAGGAGCGTTAAAATCCAAATTGTGTTGACCCCTTGTAGGATCTTCTTCAAAATGAGTTCCACGTTTCAATGCACGTTGTTTATACTCTGGATTTGGAAACGTAACCAATATACCCTTGGCATTATAAGCCTGTCTATCTGGGTATTTACCTTCGATAACTTTATTTGCCAATTCAACAACTTCGCCACTTGGCATTCCCATTTCAGAGAGTTTTTCTCTCAAAACGTCCATGTGATCGTTGTTGAAAATATCAAATATGCCATCGGCAACTCGTCTATCAAGACAAAGTTCCGACAACAACTCAGAAACATTCTTATAAATCATTTTCATGTTATTTCTTTAAGTCAACTGATGAACTGCCTACTTTTGCTAAAGGCCATACAACCACTCTGAACTTAATGAACATATAATCATCATTACCAAATCTTAATACCGCCGCTTCATCTGTTCCGGATCTGCAACTTAAGGTTGGACGATATTTTAAAATAGGATCAGCAGCATCTTTTGGAAGTGGCAAATTTGGGTTAAACCAAACATGTCCACCTTCAGTTGTGTTTATCAACAAATGTCTTTCATTTTGTGCGTTTGATGAATTGGCTTTAACCCAATTAATTGATCCCATATCTTTTGGATCACGTGAAGACATACCTTCCATATCTTCTGGGTTAATAACTTTCATTTCAACATTAGCGTGACTATGCATCAATATGCTACAATTGTTTTGTCCAAATGGAGCTTTACCTTTGATGTCAAAATCACGACCGTAAATTGTTTTACCTGCGATAATTCTGGTGGCTTCACTACCATCCAAGAAATCGAGATGTCCTTCAAACTTATCACCCATGTAATACAAATACTTCTTACCAGGCGTTGGTTCAGTTACAAAGTCATTAAACATCTTACGGAAATCTGAAGTCAAACGTGTGTAAAAATCTGGAATTTTACCCACGGTTTCAAGTGCAGACTTTCCATTTATATTAATAACTACTCCTCTTTCGTCAAATGTAGTTTTCTTTGGGTTGATTAAAAGTGGAGGAACAGTATAGTTTTTCTTTATACCGTTAATAAACGTCGTTTTAATACTATCCCATGCGGCTTTAACCTTACCGTCAGTAAACGAATCGTCCAATCCCAACATTCCAGAGTATTGTGGAAAATCGACTCTATCAACACGTTGAACAAAACGTCTGGGATCAAACTCCGCACCTTTGAAAGAAATCCAAAAGGTTTCTGAATTTTGATTTTTTAATGCAATGTCTGCTTTATTTTTACCAACAATGTGTACAGCGTTGTCTACTTCAACTCCAGTTGGAACACGTTCATTTTGATCCCAGAAGTGAAGTCTGAATGGCTCTTCATCTGGATTGTTTTTCTTAAACCACGCATTGATGTGGTTAACTGCAATTACTTCTCCAGTTAATCCCGGTGCAGCTGATTCAACACCAAGAGTAATCATGTTTGGTTCACTCTTAGCCAACTTCAAAAACAACATCAACTGACCAAATGTTTTTCCAGTTCCAAGTTTTATTCCATGTGTAGTATTAATATTGGCAAGACGACGACCACCTTTAACGGTGGCAATTCTCAGAGAGCTTGGAGCGTGAAGTATTTTTAATCCACCGTTTTCTTTACCTATTTGTACAAGTTCATTGTATGTTAACTCGGATTGACCACGATCTTTTGGAAATAAAGTAGATGGTTGGTTTCTAGGATCATTTAAATCCATGTCTCTCAAATCATCATCATCAAACAATACACGGGCTTGTTGTGAAGATCCTTTACCAATGATTTTGTTTAGTAAATCAATATCGTCTTGTGATAATCCGCCTGATAATTTCTTACTTTGAATCTCATTTACCAATTTTGGTATTGAAAAATAAGAAGCGTAACCACAATTTTCGATTGCGGTAACCAACAAATCATGATCCAATTTGTCAATACCGCCAGTTTTTGAAAGCGCAGAATACTCTAAAAGTATATCTTTAATGATTTTATCTTTATTCATGACGACACAATATCTAATAAATATTGCGTCTTACATGAAAACCTTCCTTTTTAAATAGATACTGGATTCATATCATGATAGTTCTTGCCAGTATAACACTTTGTTGGAAATCCTTGACTTTGCATCAATCTCACAATTTCAGTCAATATACCCTGTTTACCCTCACTTTTATGTACATCAAATAACATTGAATCATACGTGTACAAAATAGGTTTGGTTTGTTTATCACTCAAATACCGATTCAAATCCATCATGCTCTGTATTGAATATTCGGTCTCAGACGCTTGTAAGATGTAGTTAAACAACTTGTTGGGATTCGAATCCTTCAAATGATTTGACGTTATAGGACGTTTGAATATGGGAGTTTCAATATATCCAAAATTCTTGAAGAAATCCCACCTGTGGTCAATGTACTCACGGATCTTCGCAAAATACGGAATACTCTTGTACTCTTCGGATATAGAACCATACAATTGTTGGAACGTTAACGTTTTCGCCTTCTTCAAAAGATCTTCGGAAAGATGTTCGGATTTGAAATAATATCGACCCAGATACTCGTAAATGTTAACGTCGTTTGGAAAGTCATATCGAATCAACTTGCCAATAATGTGAGGATGATACGCACTATAATCCAACATCACCAAAAGACCGTCATCTCCAAATCGTGATACAAAACTCTTACGACATCCGTTTTCCTTGTTTAAAGCGGAATAGTTGATTCCACCAAAACGATTGCTAGGACGACCCGTTGATGTAAAGATGTTGTATTCTGTATATACACGATTATCTACCACCAAATGTTTCTTATCAGGAAAGTGTTTTTCAAACTCAACGGGATCAATTTGAATTCCATGAGATTCAATTGACTGTAATGTTTCGATGATTGACGTGTTTACATTATGATACGCGTCATCATACTTCTTTTTGATATGAGTGGTTACATCCTCACACATGTCCAAAAACCGTGAAACGTGATTGTTGGACGGTACAATCTTATTCAATTCATCGTGATTTTGGTACTTGTTCTTAAAAAACAAATGAGAAGACGTATCATATTCGTCTTGATCAAATGTGTCGCCGTGTTCCATGAATGACGCTAAAGACAAATCGTTGACGTTCTTGACGTTCAACTGATGCATAACTTTGCGTTTTGAGAAACAAAAAACCCTACCACGTAGATTGTTTATTAGTTCTTCTATCTCAGTTCTTTTACACAAAGAAGAAGAATCACAAGTATTAATATGATTAACATAAAATGTATCCGTACCAACGATTTTTATTAGAACCAAACAAGGTTGAACCGCAGCCGGATGTTTAAAATCTGTCAACGGAACGACATCCAGAATGATATCTTTCTTCCCAATCTGGGATATGATTTGTTTAAAACGATTCACTGAACTACAACCGTACATTATGACTTCCTGAAAGTCAACCTTTAAACCCGTTCAAATAATTCTCACTTATTTTAGATTGTAACCCAGGCATGTATTTTTCAGACAAACGAACCTGTTTCTTATTGTTTTCGTAAGCACCTTCTTGAATCACTTTACCGTCTTTAATTACGTTGCGTTCAAAACCAGACACTTGCCAATTGATGCTAACCTTTTGGTATATGTTTTCAGGTAATGTTTTAAAGTTATCACCTTTTACTTCAATCACATCATTGTCGTTGATCTTTTTTACAAAATAACGTCGGGTATAAGGAATACTATAATCAATATCAGACGATGAAAACAAATACGCACGTGGAAAGATCGGTGGTATAATTTCTCCAGCCAAATTGATGTATTTGTTTAAATCTATCATACGGTTATATTCAATCCTCTCGTTGGACGCATTCCTGCTGTTACTGTAGTCGTCCATTGACCATTGCTCTGTAGACTATGTTTTACATCTTCTATCTGAAACAGTATGTCTTTATCGTATGGTTCTGGTAAATTGTCAATACCAAAAATTTGAAATGTTTTGAGTCCCGCAATTCCAGTCAGGGTTATTTCAGCTTTTATTCCCGGCTGTGGGAACGAATTAATTGACCCATTATTAGGATCTTTATCGTTAACTAACAACGTAAATAAGTCTTTTTGCGTCAGTACTAACTTACGAATATACGTCTTTTCCTCACCATTTTCACGGGTAATAACACCATAAATGTACGCACCTTCCTTAACATCACGTTCTTTTTGAATTGATTCTTGACGTTTTTGATCCAAACGGTTGCGTTCCAATTCTTTGTTTTGATTATCTTTGGTAATTATTTCTCTATCACGCGGTGTCAAATACGTTGCATCATTTGTTGCTTTAAAAAATCTATCACGGGTAACAAAACCAAATGGATTTTTCAAAGGAACAGACGTTTTGTTGTCCTTTGGTGAATTATACAGTACAGTCGTTGCAACTTTATCACTCAATTTAACACTAAAGTTAAATGACTGTATATTGTTTCTGCTAGATCTATTCTTGAAGAAATATAAATAAGGACGTTTATCGGAATTCAATTCTTGTATACGTTTTAGATTGAAAGACTCGGTGTCAATAATGGATAACAACGAGTTAGATGGACCAAATTGAACCAAACTAAATTTCCACAATCCGTTAACCGCTTCCGATACCTTGTTCAATACAAAGTTTAAAATATCAGTTACCGTTTCTGATTTCTCAATTGCCTTAATCACTACATCCTTATGAATATACAAATTCTCCAATTTACCGATGTTGTAGTCATATTGTTTTGATGGAAACTCAACATCCGCTGGATTTTGTCCACCATGATTTATTCTGAAATAGTTTATAATTTCATTTAAATCCTGTCTGGTTGTGCTATTAAATATTGATTGCAATGTCTTATCGGCCTCACTCATCGCAGCCGGATCATTACCTTCCTTTTGCGTATCTGGAGTTGTGTAGTTTTTAGAATTACCACGATCTTCCACAGATGGAGAAATGTTTGGTGCTTGTGAATTTGGTATCAATAATACCTTACCATTAGTGCTTATAAGATTTTTATGTCCACCAATCCACGATGTCTTAATATCAATCTGATTAAATGTGGCTCCAGTCGCAGGTGACTCTGCCATACAAAACTTGTTGATCAAATCAACAAACAACCCCATGGTTATCCAGAACTCATCGTTTGCACCACTATCAAAACTGTATTTAGTTACGTTATCGACCTTGGTACGTGGGTCATTTGATGTATCAAGATTACGTGGAATGAATACACGTGTTTCTGGACCCGGCCATCCCGGTATTGGGAATAGTGGTGTATTATCATTCAAACCCGTTAAAACGGTCTTAGGCAACGACTTGAAACTTTTCTCAATATATGACTTTAAATTTTGAACGGGTTCTGGCTTTTTATTTCCTTTAGCATCAGATGGAGACGTTGATGCCAATGCGTTACTACGTGTTTGTACACCACTATAAATAAAACTGTCGCTCTTTATTTCGGTGGTACAATCATATGAACCATCTGGTTGCAATGAATAATCAAAACTACTTATTTTACCGCAGGTTAATTCATACATACCTTTACCATCCTCAACCAAAAGTTGTTGTTTTAGTGGATCGGTATAAATGCCTAATAATCCAAATCCTTCTGTCTTTCTTGGATCATTTGGATCACCAGTTGGTCCCGGCGTTTTATCATCCACCGATTCTTTCATTTTTGACGGAGAACCGATGTCTGTCAAATTCAACAAAGACTTTGGATTATAATGATTCCAACCCCATTCAATAAACATAGAAACTCCGGGTGACATAAAATACGGAGTCATATAATTTAAGTGGTCTTTAGAATAACACTTCCATTTGATGGTAACTTGACGATACAATGACTTTTGCATTACAGCGTCAATACTAATAATGCCTGGCGGAGGAACGTGTTTATTTATGATTTCAGTATTTGAATACTCACCTTCAATTTTATGTTCTTGACCACTTGGTGTAAATCCTAAAACGGTTTCAGTCTTATTATAATTGATAGGATCAAATCCATAATCTTTATAAAATCCATTGGCACCACCCATCACAAATCCTTCTTTGGAGCCGTATCTTTCTTCTCCAATGCCATTGGAACAAACACGTACCCAACAACGCATTGGTCCTTTATATGTGTTCCAGTTACCGTCGTCATCCCAACTAGCAACAGTATTGGAAATGAAATTCATTCCAATATCTTTTTCACGACGATCCAATTCGTCACGAATAAATTTTGGAAATGGTTGAATTTCAAATGGTGCTACAAATTTGGTTGCCATAACAATTAAGAATTAAGCTGCTTGTAATTATTCAGAATAGTATTGATGTTGACTGGTATACGTAATTGTAAACCAGATGGAACCGCTAATTTTCCTTTTCCAATACTATTTGCCTGTGCAATAATCCACCACAACGAAGGATTCTTATAATACTTAAACGCAAGACTATCAAGACTGTCGGTTTCGTTGGTCACAACATAAACATCAGACGGACTAACAGGAATAATTGGATACAAACGTGTACCAAAAAATCTCTTTCCATCCCATCTCTTTTTTATATTGACAGTTGTATCGTATCTCATACTTTATTATTTATGTAAGTTAACAGTCAATCCTTCTGAAAATTCATTATTGAATCCTCCAACCAATCCAAAATTCTTAAGGTCTCTTGGAGCATGTCCAAAATTTGCCATTCCTGTAATAGGACGTTCTTTAAAGAATGGTGTAAGATCCATCGATATTTCAACTTGTCTAGGAAATTGAGCAACCTTTCCATTGGATCCAGTCCATGTAATAATGTTATTTAAATATGACCAATCTTGTTCAGAGTTTTCATTGATTGTTTCCCACGCAGCGCCTTCAGGTATGGTCAATCCTACACGATTAATCAAAATAGGTTGTTCCTTATACATGTCACCCAACGTTAATAATACAAACGCTGGAATCATAAACTGACTATCAGAATTGTCACCTTGACTCTTGGCAGTTGTGTAATTAGCAGGCAGTGTCAATCCACATAAGTAATTGATACGCTTCCACATCGGTAACAATTCTTTGATGCTATTGGCAATAACTCTAAAACTGAAACTCACCTGACGAGTTATACCATCATAAGTGTATAGTTTGTCCGGACGCCCAATATATTTGTAATTTGCCCAGTCAGCTTGAAAACTATCATTGATACCAGTCACACTTGCTCTAAATGGTATATACTTTTCATTAACCATATCATAAAAGTAAAACGCAATTTGATCGTCGTTATATGGTTCGTATGTAGTCCACCCAGATATTCCAGTTTCGTCTTGAATTTTACGATCCTTGTCTAAAATCGTCAATTTGTTTAACTCATCACCTTTGTGAGAAGTTGACATTTTACGACTGTTCTTACGTTCAAACTTAAGTCCATCCAACAATTGTGTATTGTCCCGGTACGAATCAATAAAAGTCTTGTTGTTGATATTTTCTTGTTTGGTTTTATTGATTCCAAATAGTGTTGTATCAGGACTTGTAAAAACACGTGTGTCAGCGTCATTAAATGATACAGAATATCCTGCGTTTTTAATGTTATCAACCAAACTCTTAAGTTTCTCAACACGTTTCTTATTGAGTTCATCTTCCTTTTTGGTTTGAAGAGTAGAACTAAGACGTTCTGCAATATCATTGACATCTGATGCAGTATTTTTAAGTTTTCCGTCTTCCATGTTTGTGAGGAAGTCAGAAAGATTGCCGTTTCCGCCTGCATCTTTACGATTTTTAGAATAAGTTCCATCAACAAGATACGCATCACGATTTAAATCACCAGTACCTTCACGTGTCGGTATTTGGTTAATTTTCTTTAGTTTAGAAATAGCAGGAGTTTCAGATTCTCCAAGTTTTGTATAAACTTTCTTCTGACTGTCTGTTATTTCTTTATTGATTCTATCTTGATCATTCAACGATAGTGTTGAATTGATCGGTTCATTGATAAAGTTCTTGGAAGAAGGTATGTTTTTAAACTTTCCTTGTTCCATGTTCTTCTTCATTTCAGAAAGAACGCTTGATGATCCTGCTTGTTTTGCAGAATTTGAATATGTTCCAGATAAA